ATGCCAAGTAATTACACTTTACCCATCTCCGATCTTTATCAGGAGACTTACGATAACCAGTGGCAGGAGCAGGTTCAGCAGGCTACGTCCCGCCTGGAACGTTTCTGCGTGATCAAGTCCGGTTTGACGGGCAAGCTCCAGGAGTTCAGTTTTGTCGGTACTACGGAGCTGAATGAGAAGCAGGGCCGGATGCAGGATATTGTGTTGGACGAGCTTGATTATTTCAAGCGCCGGATGCTGCCGGTTAGTTTTTCGAAGCATTTGGGCTATGATGAGGATGACGATATTTTCCTGCACGGCCTGGACGCTCCCGTGACGCAGACGATTAACGCGCTGAAGTACGCGGCCGCCCGCAAGATGGACGATGTTTTGTTCGGCCTGAAGAAGCAGGGAGGGGTATATGTGCCGTCCAAGGGCGGCATTTTCGGGACGGCGTTTGCCGGCAATGACGGCATGGAACAGCTGGAATTGCTGGAGGCTAATGTGGTGGCAGTCGATTATACCGGCGGCACGGCTAAGGATTGCCCGCTGACGATTGAGAAGCTGAACCGTGGTATTACGCTGCTGCAGGAGAACGGGATTCTGGATGATGCTTCCAATGCCTACGGCGACCAGGTGTGCTGCGCGATTACTCCCCGCATGCGCGAGGCTCTGATTAATGACGAGCGTCTGCAGAAGGCGGATTTCGGTTTTTCCTCCCTGCGCAAGAGCAACGGCGCCCTGGATCCGATTATGGGGATTCAGTTTATCATTGCTCCCAATTTGCCGCTTGACGAGGACGGGGATATCATTTGCCCGATGTGGATGAAGAATTCCCTGTATTTCGGTTCTTGGAAGCAGAATAAGGTGACGGTGGAGAAGCGCTCCGATAAGGAGGACACGATCCAGATCGGCCTTAAGACGATTATGGGAGCCACCCGCATGCGCGAAGAGGCGTTTGTGCAGATTAAGTGCAAGCAGCTTTCTTAATTAGGATAACAACACATTTTATTTTATTGATTATGGCAACGTATCAAACAGTTATTGCAGAGAAACAGCTTGCCCTTGCGGATCGGACCGGCCTGCCGACGGTGCCGCAGCTGGCGGCCATCCATACCGGCGCCGGGGTCCATGTGGCTACGGCGGAGTTCATCATGCCCGCGTCCCTGGCGGCCGATGACCTGATCGCCATTTGCAATGTTCCCTGTGGAGCCCGCGTGCTGCCGCAGCTTTCCCATGTCGTTTCCGAAGGCGTTGGGACGCTGCAGCTGACCGTGGGAACGAAGGAGGCGGCGGATGCTTTTTCCGCCTCCCTGACCGTGACCGCCGCCGGGACTTATCAGTTGACGAAGGGTTCCCAGGCGGTTTCCACGGGGCCGGTGGATGCTGTGACGATGGTTTACGCGAAGGTGGGCGGAACACCGGCGGTGACCGCCGGCAAGAAGCTTGTTTTTGCTATTGCTTACGGTATTCAGTAGTTTTTTTCCCGTCGGTTTGTCCATAGGGCCGTCTCTGCATGGAGGCGGCCCTTTTTGCTGTTCCGGAGAAGAAACGTTGATTTTCGCCAACTTGCCCCGGTTGAACGTCCTGGGTTATGTTCAGGGGAAATGAAGAGGATTTCCTTTAATGGAGGCGAGCTTTCGCCCGGGATTGCCGCGCGTCCGGATCTGGATGTTTATCATCGCGGGGCGTCCGTGCTGGAGAATGTGGATGTTTCCCAAACGGGGGGAGTTTCCCGGCGGCACGGGATGAGGAGGGTGGCCGCCGCTTTGGAGGGTTCCCTTCTTCTTCCCTATGTTTATTCCACCAATGACCGTTTTCTTGTGGAGGTGGCTCCTTCCCTGCTGCGCGTGTTGTCCGTTGAGGGGGATGTGGTTGCCTCCCTGCCTTCCGTGTGGACGGCGGCGGACGTTGCCGCCCTGCGCCACAAGCAGGTGAACAGCATGTTGTTTCTGGCCTGCCCTACGCATGAGCTGATGGTGCTGAGACGGGATGACGAGGGCATGTTTTCCCTGGCGCCCTATGAGTTTAAGGCCCGCCCCTGGCGGTATGAGGAGTTCCGGGATTTTCCGGTGCGCCTGACGCTGGATGAGGGGTGTTACAGGGTGTCTTTCGGGGAGCATGCGTCCGATGCGGACGCGGCGGTGAATGAGGGGGATGTGATGCGCGTCCAGGTGACGGTGCCCCAGCAGACCGGGTTCAGCACGGGGGTCGTGATTCGCCAGGGCTGGGTGGTTGCCGGGGCGTTTACGGCGGCCAGCGCTTTCACGGCTGGGAAAAAGCTCTGCCTCAATGAGGGGAGTTATTGGTCCTGGTGGACGTGCGACAGGGATTTTAACGGGGCGGCGGATTTTGTGGACGGCCTGACGTCTCCGGCGGATTATCCGGAGCATTTTCATAAGGGCGTGATTTGCCATTCCAATACGATTACCTGCAAGGGGACATGGAAGTTTTGGTGCAGTAAGGAGTGGTACGGCACGTATGCCGTGGAGCGGCGTTTTCCCGATGAGGATTGGCAGCTGCTGGGGACGTCCACTTCCATGGTTGGCTCGGCTTCCAATTTGCAGATTACCGGGGACGAGAGCGAAGAGGAGTGCTACCTGCGCCTGATGTTGTATGAGTCCCGGCTTTCCAGCGATTCCGATCCCAGCCAGGGGTTTCCTCCGGACAGCTGCGGGAATAAGCTGGTGGTGGATGCTTATAAGAAGGATGTGGTGCTGCGGCTGCGTTCCGGCTCCCGGCCTGCTTCCATACAGCGGTTTTCGGTTCCCGCCACGCCGGCGTTGCGGCATTTCCTGACCTGTACGGCGTCTTCCATCCGGGCAAGCCGCGTGTGGGTGGATGAGGTGGAGGTTCCGGGGGCGTCCGCCGTGCTGACGCTGGGGCCCGACGGTGTTGACGTGACGCCCAGGGGGCTGCCCGCGGATGCGCTGGAGGACGGGCGGACGGTCCGGTTTGCCTGGACGGAGCCGCGCAAATCCGGGGCCGTGACGCTGGACGCCCGCGGGATGAGGACGGATTTTTGGCCAGCCGGGGCGAGGTTTGACGTGAATGTGACGGGGAACGCCCTGACCGGAATGGGTGAGGGCGCGGTGGTTCGGTTGACGGCCTGGTCCGCCGGGGATGCGCAGTTTACAACGGTTTGGAAGAGCAGTGCGGATGCGTATACCGCGCCGGCCAGCGGGTTTTATACGGTTAAGGTTGTCCATGATAAGGGCAGTACGCTGGAGGCTGCCGAGTGTCAGGCGGAGTTTTCCGGGGTGGCTTCCGGGGTGGTGAAGCCGGAAGTCCGGGAGGAGATGTCCGCGGCGGGGTTGTCCACCAGCGACGTGTTGAAGTTGACGCTGCCTTTGGAGGGCGATGCGTATGATTATTGCGTGTATGCCGGGTTGCCCGCAGTGAATGCCCTGGTGGTTGACGGAGAGCGTTTTTCCGGGGAGTGTCCGTTGTCCAGAGAGGGGCGGACGCTGACGGTGAGGCCCAGGGGGCTGACGACGGATGATGTGGGCGCCGGGAGCATGGTGCGCCTGGAGTGGACGCAGGCGGCGGAGTCCGTCAATAAGAGCGGGAACGGGAATGCGGCCAGCATTTTCATGAGCCGTTTTTTAACGGCGGGTACGGTGGTGACGCTGCAGGGATGGAGGTCTGTCCAGTCGGGGATGGAGATTGTGCTGCCTTCCACGATCAAGGGGATGTCCGGCGGCAGGTATGCGGAGGTGTTCAGCGCGATGGAGGAGGCGTCTTACACGGTGCCGGAGGATGGTTTGTTTTTGATTAGCGTACAGGCATGGACAGAGAGTAATGTGAAGTTGCGTTCCCGGGTGCGGGTGGAGGTGCCGGCCTGCACGGCGTGGATGGAGGCGGAGGCGGCCGAGGTGACGGCTTCCGCGGAGTATTCTCTTTGGGATAATGTTTCCGCGGTTCCGGAGGGGGTTCCTCCGTCCGGGGAGTCGTTGATGTGGAGTTTCGCGGCGTTCCGGGGGGTGTACGGGTTTCCTTCCCTGGTGGATGTGTTTCAGCAGCGCCTGGTATTGGCCGCTACGCAGGCCCAGCCGCAGACGGTGTGGTTGAGCAAGACGGATGACCTCAACAGTTTCGAGGTGGGGAAGCAGGATGATTCCGCGCTGGCTTTGACGTTGAGCACCACAACGCAGAACAGGATTTGCTGGCTGATGGCGCAGAGTTCCCGGCTGCTGCTGGGGACGGCGGACGCGGAGTGGACGGTGTCCGGGGGCCAGGGGGTGATGACTTACGCCAACGCGCGGGCGGACAGCCACGGGTTTGTGGGGTCTTCCGATGTTCCGGCCCTGATGGCGACCGATAAGGTGCTGTATGTGGAGAGGGGCGGCGGACGGGTGTATCAGTACGGGTATGATTATGAGAGCGACGGGTTTGTGTCCCGCGATTTGACGGTGTTTGCCGATCATGTGCTGGCCGGCGGCGGCGGGGTTACTTCCGGGGATTTTATGAGGAAGCCCCACCCGCGGGCGGTGATGACCCTGGCGGACGGCACGCTGGCGCTGATGACTTATAATAGCATGCACCAGGTGCATGCCTGGCACCGTCACAGGACGGAGGGGCGGATGTCCAACGCCGTGGTGCTGCCCAATGGGACCGGGGAGGATTTGCTGTTTGTGTCCGTGGAGCGTGAGGATGGGCGGTTTGTGGAGGTGTTTGATCCGGACGGCCCGTTTGTGGATGCCGGCGTGTGGGATTTTACGTCCACGGTGGTGACGAATGCGCTGGATGTGGCGGAGTCCCTGGGCAGGGATAGACAGGCCGCGGCCGTGCGCGTGTTTTTTGCTTCTGATACGGCCCCGGCCGGTATTGAGGTGTCCAATGACGGGAGCGCCTGGGACCGGTTGAGCAAGACCAGGACGATGGAACGGGGATGGCATGAGGTGCTTCCGTCCGCCATGTGGAGGCGGGATGTGCGGTTTGGCATCCGGGTTTCCGGGGACCGCCCCCTTGAGTTTTTAGCTGTTGATACGCAATGACGGAGCCTGCGAAGACGAGACCGGATTGGAAGGAGCTGCTGGCCGACAGGTGGTGGCGCCTTAATCATTTGTATTGGATTGAGGATAAGGAGGGCCGGATGGTGCGCTTCCGCCCGAATTGGGCCCAGGAGGAGCTTTTTCACGGGCTTTGGTTCCGCAATACGATTTTGAAGGTGCGCCAGCTGGGGATTTCTACGTTTTGCGCCATTTATATGCTGGATCTTTGCCTGTTTGGGAGGAATCAGCATTGCGGGATTATTGATAAGACGCTGGAGGACGGGGAGGCCAAGCTGCGCAAGATTGCTTTTGCTTATGAGCATTTGGATTTTTTGCCGGAGAATCCGACGATGGAGGACCGGGCGCTGGCTGCTTTGGGGAGGATGGTTAAGGAGGGGTGCGCTGTGGTGGAGAAGAGGGCCACCCGCATGGCCTGGTCCACGAACGGGTCTGTTGATGTAGGGGTTAATTTGCGCGGGTCCACTCTCCAGTTTTTGCATATTTCCGAGTTTTCCTATACGGCGCTGCATGATCCGGCCAGGGCCAGGAAGATCCGCACGGGCGCGTTGAATACCGTTGGCAAGAGCTGCGTGGTGGTGATGGAGTCCACCCACGAGGGAGGGAAGGCCGGGCTGGCTTACCAGTTGATGGAGCAGGCTATGGAGATGGTGGGCAAGCCTCTTTCCAGCCTGGATTTCAGGTTTTTCTTTTTTTCCTGGATCCAGCATCGGGAGTATTGCCTGGAGGGGGTGGAGCCGAGGCTGGATGATTTTTTGCGGGATTATTTTTCCGATTTGAAGAGGCGTTACGGGATTGAGTTGTCCGAGGGGCAGAAGGCGTGGTACGCTACCCAGTACAGGATTAACGGGGCGGAGGTGAAGCAGGAGTTTCCCACCGTGCCGGAGGAGGCTTTGCAGACGTCCGTGGAGGGGGCTATTTACGGGAGGTGGATTTCTGCCCTGCGGGCCGAGGGGAGGATCGCCGCCGAGTTTGAAGTGGATGACGTGGCTCCGATTTATGCTTCCTGGGATTTGGGGTTGAGCGATTTTATGGCGATTTGGCTTTGGCAGGTGGTGGGCGGCAGGTATTACGCGCTGGATTATATTGCCGGGAATAATCAGGCGGTTGATTATTACGTGGGGCAGATCCGGATGAGGGAGAGGGAGTTCGGGCCTGTCGCCCTGCACCTGCTGCCGCACGATGCGGCCAGAAGGGATTTTTCCAAGACGTCTTTTGAGTCCGTGCTGCAGCGGGCCGGGTTCCGCACGGCGATTGTGCCGCGCACGTCCGATATCTGGACCGGGATTAACGCGCTGCGGAATATGCTGCGTTTTTGCGTGTTTCATGAGCGCTGCAACCGGCGCCCGGAGATTGACGGGCAGAAGTATGTTTCCGGGGTGGGGTCCCTGGAGTATTACCGCAGTTTGCCGCCGGGGTCCAACGGGTGCGTGCGGGAGATGCCGCTTCATGACGCCTGTTCCCATGGCGCGGATGCCGCCCGGACGTTTGCCGAGGCGGTGAGCCGCGGCCTGGTGTCCGGTCATGCCGGGGAGCCGGAGAAGGTGAAGAGTCCTCACAGACGCCCCGACGCTCTGGAGGGGATGCTTTATTGAGAGGTTGGCTGATCTTCTAAGGTTTTAATTTCTTTGCGAAGCTGATCTTCATCAATGGAAATAAAACAGTCAAAGGGAATGATATGGCGCTCCCCGTTTTCACGAGTGATGATTTTACAGTTATCCGGACGCATGTCCGCAATGTAAAAAACGGCTATTTTGTAAACGTTACCTTTGTAGCCGTGATAGTTATTTTCATCTTTTATTTTTTCACACGGGTATTGCCGACGGAAGAGATCGTCCATTTCTTCAATGGAAGAAGGGATGTCCCCGTCTACAATCCGCTGACGAGTAAGTATGGCTCGATCCTTATCTTTTACGATTACCCCCAAGAGCTCAATTTCCGTATTAAAGAGAACGTTGTGGAGAACAAGACGCGTCAGGTATTCCTTAACAGATGCCAACGTTACGTCTTTAGTTTCTGAATTAAAGGTATATCCAGAGCAGTTCCATTTGGTTTTCTTATAGTAGTATGGAGGAGCCAGAAATACGTCGTGTTCGTGTCCTTGCTCACCCCATTTTACAATATTGTCTTTGAGGTATGGAAGACCGAAGACATGTCCTAGTTGTGGCAGGAATGGCCCAATGTCTCCAGGGTAAAGCGCCCCGTTGCCTTGCGCCCATTCGTATAATGCTTTCCATTCAATATCGAATCTCTCACTTTCATCGATCTCAGGAATTCTGCCAAGTAATGTCTGTACGGCTTTGAAGGCTGTGATTGGATCAAATCCTTTGAGATTTGAGCGTTTTCTATCAGACATTTCAGGTCAAAAGAGTTATCGGGCAAGCAAGATTTTGCGATACGTGACGAGCGCGCAGTACGGCGTCCAGGCTCCATTTGCTCACAGGCAATGATCGCTTGGAGAACGTCGTGGATGTCCATATCGTTGTTCACTGACGGGAAGGGGTAGTTACTGGTTAGTTCAGCAGGGTTAGACAGAGAAAAGGGCTTTTTATTCCTTTTTTTTCTGTCTTCCCGAGGCAGCACGGTATCTGTGGATTTATCAATTTGCAAGATATTTTCTTTTCATGAAGAGGTGAGTTGATGGATGGCCGCTTGGATTGTCCGAGTTGTTTTTAGTTGATTCCGCCGGACAAGTCTCCCCATTTGATACGTTATGAATTTGAGTGTGAAGGCGGGATAGAAACATTGATTCTCGCCAACTTGAAGGAAGTCCGCCCTCATGCGATTGTTGGGGAATGGATAAGCTGACGTTTTTTTCACAGTGCCTTTCCCTGCTGGGGGATCAGGAGTTTGTGATGGATTCCCCGGCGGCCAGGGCTTGCGAGTTGTGGTTTCCTTCCGTGATGCTGGAGGCCGTTTCCTATGGCCCGTGGTCGTTTGCCACGAAGGAGGCCGTGCTGGCGTGCCCGGAGGGGAACGGCCGGTTTCCTCTGCCGGAGGATTGCCTGAAGTTGTTGAAGGTGGAGGCCAGGCGCTGGCGCATGGCCGGCCGCGTGGTGATTTGCGAGGAAGCTCCTTCCCTGCTGCAGGTGCGGTTTTTGTCCAATGAGGCGGCTTTGGCAGAGATGCTGCCGGATCATGAGCCTTTGTTTGTGGAGGCCGTGAAGTGTTTGCTGGCTTCCAAGGTGGCGGCCACGGTGACGGGCAAGCCGCAGAATGTGGGCGTGTTTTTGGAGTTGTACAGGGGGTATGTTGCCGACGCCCTGTATCACGATGTGAGCCAGCGCGGGAGCAATGACCAGCATCCGCTGAAGGATATTTTGGATCGTTCCATTTTGTAGGGTTATGGGCAGTATCGGTTCTTATGCGACGAACAGGGCCAACGCGAAGAGCGCGCTGGCACAGGGACGGGCGGCGCGGGATGCCGCGTATGTGAATGCGGCCAATACCGAGGCGGAGTCCGCTTCCGCTTTGCGTCTTGCCGCCGAGAATATGGCGACAGCCAGGCGCAATCAGACGGCCGCCACGGCTTCCGTGCGGGCTGGGAGGGGCGCTTCCGGGTTTACTTCCGAGGGGTCCGGCAGCCAGGCGGAGCTTGCCGCGGCCGAAGTGCTGGAGAAGCAGATTTCCGATTTGTCCCTGGGCGCGGCGATCAGCGACCAGAGCAAGCGCCATGAGGCGGCGATGCAGCGCTGGGAGGGGGATTCCGCGCTGGTGAGCGCGCAGAATCAGGCGGCGGCTTATAAGTCCGCCGCTTCCGGGGCCCTGGTGTCCACGGGGCTTCAGCTTGGCGGGGCTTTGATCGGCGGCATTGGCGCCGGAATGGGGGCTTTCGGTTCGACGACGGCCGCCCAGGGGGCTTTTGCCGGTTATGATCTGGGCGGTTTGGCCGGGAGCGTGTTTCCCGGGTCTACGGCGGATCCCCGCCAGGGGATGATGACGCTGGGGGCCTGGGCGGCGAGTCCGGAGAAGAGCGGGTTTTCTTTTTACGATTACCTGGGCGGCCAGAAGTGGAATCCTTACAGGAGCGTGTGGCGATGAATGCGTTTGATGCGACCGTGAGCGCTTATGCGGAGGTGGGCCGGGATTTGTGGACGGATGTGAAGGATTGCGCATCCCTGGGGCTGGCGTTCGTTTCCCCGGAGGAGGTGTGCCTGGCTCTGCCCTCCGAGAGGCTGGGTGAGTTGTGTTTTCCTCCTGTGGGCATGCCGGATCTTCCGGAGAGGTGCTTGTTTGTGTGGTGGGCGGCCGGGGAGCCGCGCGAGCTGGCCCGGCTGGCCCGGCAGTTTTCCCGCAGAGGTTTTACGCATGTGGCCTGGCAGCGGTTTTTGCGCGGGCCGAAGGTGCATGTTTTTTCCATTGATCAACTTACCGGTTTTATATCACGATGAGCGAGTTTTCTTTATACGGCGGGCCGTCCCTGCAGACGGCCAAGGCTGATCCAGGTGTCGCGGCGCGGGCCGCCAATGGCGATCAGGGTCAGGTGCTGGGCGCGTCCGTCCAGAAGGCCGAAGAGGCGGTTCAGGGGAGCGCGGAGGCGTTTGCCAGGATTTCCGATTTCGGGGAGATGCAGCGGCAGGAGGTGGAGCTGCGACGCATCCGGGACGAGTCCGACGCGAAGTTTTCCAGGATGCTGGCTTTCGCGCCGGGCACGAAGGAGAGCGTTTTTGAGAAGGACGGTTCCATCCGGCAGGGGAAGCTGAAAGATTTGGCTTACGAGTTCGGCCAGAAGATTGACGCGCTGGGAGGCAGTTTTTTCCACCCGGAGAGCGCCATGAAGGCGGAGGCTGTCAGGGCTTCCGTGAGGTCAAGTCTGCCGGAACGTTATTGGGGGCTGGCTGCCAAACATCAGCTGGGCGTTGCCAGACAGGCTTTCGATACGAGTTTGAAGCTGGCCGAGGAGAAGCAGGATTGGGGCGGTTACGAGAGGTCTGTTGATGACGCCGTAGCTTCCGGCACGATTTCCCGTGACGAAGGTGAGCTGCGTTTATTGAGAGGGAGGAAGAAGGCTTCCCTCCATCATTTTGAGAACCTGGCCGCGACTAACCCGGGAGGCGCTTATGATTTTCTGGATAGCGATTATTGTCAGAGTTTGTTTGCTCCGTATGAACGTGACGAGATGCGCCGGAATTTGGCCAGGAAGGCAAGGCCAGCCGCCGCGGACAGTTTTTTCAGTTCCTTTGTTTTGACGCGCAAGAAGGGCAAAGGTACGTCCGGAACGAAGGATGACGGCCCGGAGTGGACCGGGTTTTACACGGCCAGAGAGTGCGGATGGATCCGCGCTTTTCAAGCGGGGAGAGCGGACGAGGTGCGCCCGCAGATTACCGCCGCTGCCGCCGAGGAGGCAAGGGCGTTTAATCCTTCTTTGTCAGAGGAGCAGAGCGAGGTGGCTCGGGATGCCTTTATCCAGAAGTATTCCCGGTTTGGGCTGGATAAGGAGTGGCTGTCCCGCCAGTGGGGGGATGCGGACAGGATGCGCAAGGAGTTGAAGACGCCCACGATTGATGTTAAAGGACGCCTGGATTTGCTGGAGAAGCGGGGAGCGTTGCTGAATCAGGGAGCGTTCAACGCGGAGAATCAGCCTTACAGCAATGAGGATGGATGGAAATCCGGCGGGAAGTTCCGTGACGAGTTTATGGGGCAGCTGGGGTTGACGGGAACGGAGACACCCGAAAAAGCCAGGGATAAGTATATGGCGTACGCGCGGGCGAATCATGCCGCCGGATTGCGCGCCCAGGTTTCCGAGCGGTTCAATTCCTGGCGGACGACCGAAGGCAAGGATGCTTCCCTGGCGGAGCAGCAGGCGAAGCTGATCGATACTGTCCGGGAGATTACCGGGAACAGGGATGTTTCTTTTGTGGATAAAGGGGTGGATCTGATGGATTCCCGTATTGAAAGCGCCAGAGACGCGCAGCGTACGAAGTTTGCCCAGTGGGCGGCAAAGAATGTCCGGAAGTTTTGGGTGGATTCCACGGAGAGGGAGGCGCCCATGCAGCGCGTGCGCCTGGGGTTCGATTCCTCCCGGAAGGATTTGCCCGCCGGCGTTTTGCTGCCCAAGAAGATGATTGAGGGTTTATCCCCTGCCCGCGCCAAAGGCATGATTGAGCCCGGCAACATTGATTTGTTGAACCGTCCTGTCGTCCACAATGCCGATGGAACCATCAGCACCGTGCGTTCCATTTCCGTGGGGATGGACGGGAAAGAGTATCTGATTCCGACCGTTTCCGAGGACGGCAAGGTTCTTTCCGATGACGATGCTGTGGAACAGTTCAGGAGGACAGGCAAGCATCTCGGCGTGTTCGATTCTCCGGAGACTGCCACATCGTATGCCAAACAGCTCCACGAGAGTCAAGATGCCCTTTATGGCAACGGATTAAAGAATTGTGTGGTGGAAGCGACGTTCGACAACGAGCATTTCCGCCGTTTCCGCGTTGTGGGCGCGTGCGAGGGGGATGTTCCTGTGATGACTTATGCCGTCGCCAGAGAGGGCTTCTACGATAAAGGCAGGTCTTTTGCTGTGGATATGAGGATTATCAAGGGGGATCCAGACCAGCTGATGAAGGAGCAGGAGGCGGCCCTTCCCGCCGGGAAGAGCGTGAAGTTGAATAAGTCCGCTTTGGGTGGGCTGGCTCCTTACGGGCAGGCGTTTATTGACGCCGGGAGGAAGTATGGCATGACGCCGGACCAGGTGAAGATTGGCATGTCCATCGCTATGCACGAGACAGGACGGGGAAGCAGCCATGCTTTCCGGAATAAGAATAATTCCATGGGCATCAGTCCGAATGGCGGCGGGCCCCGTTCATTTGGTTCCGTGGAAGAGGGGATTGATTACGGCATGAGGAATCTCAAGAGGAATTATTTTGATAAAGGGTTAACCACTATTGAGCAAATCGGAGCCGTTTACGCGCCCATTGGAGCGGATAATGACCCCCGGAATCTCAATCAGCATTGGGTGAAGGGCGTACGCAAGTATCGCAGTTTTCTTTAATTTTTTTATTTTTAACACGTTATGAATGATTTTTCTTTTTCCGAAAACAGTTTGGCAGGCGTTCCTGCCGAGGGGCTGCGGGAGGAAGCGTTTTCTCCCCGACTGCAGCTGGAGGATACCGGGAACGTCACGGGGCTTGAGCCTTACGGCGAGATTTCCCATCAGAGTTTTAAGACCATGGATATGGTGGAGCCTCCGCCTCCTGTTGGGAGCGGTCTGGATTTTAAGGAGGCTTTGGCGGTTTACGATACGCTGGAGGATGGCCCGGCGAGGGTTGCCTTATCCAATGAGCTGGATAAGTGGGAGCGGAGGCAGGCTCTGGAGAATTACGACAGTCCGCTGGGGGAGAGGGAGAGGAGGGAGTATCAGCAGAAGGTGGAACGGCTGGACGCGCTGGGGATGGATTGGAAGGCCCACCCCGAGGCCAGGAAGAAGGCGGCGGAGGCTTACGGCGAGGAGTGGGTCAGGGCTTTTGAGGCCGTGCCGGACGAACATAAGAGCCGGGTACGCGGCGAGAAGGTTCTGGAAGAGTTTTATTCCAGGCCGGGAGACAGGGACGGGGATTCCATGATCCGGTATTTGTCTTCCGTGGATGCCCCGGAGGGGATCCGCGGGAGCCGGGATGTATGGGACAGGTGGAACGCGGGCAGACAACCATTTTTCAAGGCGCAGGAGAAGGAGGCGGAGGCGGGAAGGAGTTTTGCGGCAAAGGCTGTTCCTGTTATCCGCGCCATGATGAATGGGGAAGGTTTTCTGGAGGCTCTGGGGAAGGTTGAATTGACTCCGGAGGAGGAAAATTTTGCGATGTTGCATTGCGGGTACGGAACTCCTTGGGGACAGGCCGTCCAGCATGCGGCTGATTGGCTGAGGGGGCGCGGTTTTGATTTGCAGCCGGAGGCCGCCGTAGAGCGACGGGCCAAAGAGCTTGCGGACGCGTATGTCAAAGAGAGGGAACGTTACGTTTCCAGAAATGACGCTTCCCTGAGTTGGGGTGGCCTGCCCAATCCGTTTTCCAGGACGATGGATGATTTCCGCCAGGAGGCGCGGGATGAGATGACAGGCAATATAACGGATGCCAATGTGTTTGATTTTGCCAGGGCTTTACTGGATTTAAAAACAGAAGATCCCATGGCAGCCGAGGCCGTGATTGGTTTGTATAAGGCGGATGCTGAACGGTTGAGGAATGATTCCACGTTGTTTGTTTCTCCTTTTAACCGAACGATGAGGATGATGATGGAGAGTTCTTCTTCATTGTTTGAGCAGTTGCTTCTGGGAGATGTGCGTGAGGGGGATGCGGTTGAGTGGCAGCCGACAGGTGAGAGTTTTGCTCCCGTGGTGCGCGATAGCGAGGGGAAGCAGGTGTACCGCGTTTTGACCCCGGATCAGAATGAGATGATTTCCCAAATCCGGGCGATGAAGGCGGAGATTGCCGAGTCCCCGGATGGGGCCTGGTGGATTCGCCGCCAGTTTGACGGGCTGGGGAGAATGGCTGCCCAGACTTCCTTTTTCCTGGCTACGCGCGGCATGGGAACGTTTGCGTCCGTCGCCAACGACAGGATGGAGGAGCTGCGCGCCCAGGGCGTTTCCCCGCTGGAATCCCTCATACGGGGCGGAATAGCCGGGGGCACGGAGGTTCTGGTGGAGAGGCTGGGCGGCGAGAGCTTGTTTAAGACGTTGCGGTTTCTTGGCAGAAAGATGCCGTTTGCCGGCAAATTTGCCGGGTATATGGGGAGCGCTGCGGATATGATGAAGCGCGGGTTGTACGGTAATGCCGCGCTGCGCTACGGCGTTGCGTCTCTGGCCGCGGGTGGTTCCGAGTGGATGGAGGAGTTTATTCAGCCGACGCTCCAGGCTCCTCTGGATGCCGGGCTTGCCCGATTGTTTGGGAGCGGGAACGGGATGACGGTTGAGGATTGGAAGGAGCTGCTGAGAGGCGCGGCGGATCCTGATCTTGGTTTCCAGATGCTGATGTTCGGCGCTGTGGTCGGAGGAGCCCAGATTCCGGCGTTTGCGCGGGAGGCGCGGGTTTCACGGGTGGGCGCCCCGCAGATTGAGGGGCTGGGGGTAGGCCGCGCCGAGGCGGAGAGGATTGCCAGTATTGTGGATCCCGTGGAGAAGAGCCGGGAGATTTTCCAGGCCGCGTTGAGCATGTCCGACCGGGCGGCCCAGCTGGAGAGTGTGCGCCAGGGGTTTTCCGCCATGAAGGAGGATTTTTCATGGCTGGCCCGTCAGGAGGCTTATCAGGCGGAGGTGGAGCTTCTTAATCTGCCCCGCGTGGAGGATTTGGGGGATGGGAGTTGGAGGTTTACCACGACAGTCAGGGATGCGGAGGGACAGGAGTCTTACGATGTTCTGGAGCTGAGCGAACAGGACGCCACGGCGCGGATGCAGGCCCTGCTGCACGACGGGATTCGCCTGAGGATGCTGGAGGCCCAGCAGGCGTTTGCCGTGGACAGGACGATCGACCAGCTGTCTCAGTCCGGGAAGTACGTGTTTGAGGATATGGGGAGGGCCGAGACGGTGGAGACAGCCCGGAAGCTGGCCGAGGCCGCCCGGCTGCGCATTGCCGAAGGGGCGGATGTGAATGCCGAGGCCCAGGACCTGGGAACGCGGATGACGTACGGGCAGGCTGCCGGGATGGGTTCTTCTTTTGAGGAGCGCGTGAAATTGGGTGTGGCGCGCGGGGAGGTTTCCGCCTCGCGGCGTGTACACAGCAACGCGTACCGGGTGGCGATGAGGAATGGGCAGACGCTGATCCGCTTCCACAAGGGGGAGGTGACGGTTCCTGAATTGCTGGAGGAGGTGCTGGAGACCCACCTGACGGAGGATATGGAGAATACGAAGCATAGCCTGGATTGGTACGCGAATAATCTGCGGGCCCTTCAGGACGCATTGCGCAAGGAGGGGTATTTAAGCAAGGGGAAGGATTTGATCCGCAAGGATGGGGAGGTTTCCGTGAAGGATGTGATTGAGGGGATGAGCATGCTGGCCAAGGGCGACGTATTGGCCCGGGCCGCGGATATGCGCCTGCCCCAGTGGATGAAGGATTTTCTGCAGATGGTGCGCCAGTGGGTTTCTTCCGCCAAGGCTCTGCTGGATTTGGGTACAGGTCTGCACGAGATGGAGCGCCGACGGCTGGCCGGGGAGAGCGTCCCGATTGACGCGGATTTCGCTCAGATGGTTCATGCGCTTTCCAATAGTTTGGAGTCCTACTGGATGCAGGAGGGGGCGCGACAGGGGGAAGCCGATGTTCAGCGTATTGTTGAAGAGGTCGGCGGAAGCGGGGTTTCCATGTCCCTGGCAGAGGATTCCTCCGTCAGTTTTTCCCTGGTGTCCATTCCTTCCGGAGACGTGATCACTACCGCCGCCGAGATGCGGGCGAGGTTGAAGCCGTTGCAGGGCAAGGTGTTCGTTAATAAGAATACGGGGATCCAGGCCGTGATTGAGGCGCGCGTTTCCGGCAAGACGGTGGGCAAGGCGCAACAAGCCCAGATGTCTGTCGCCAATCTGAAAGCCGTGGGGTTTTCTGCGGAGGAGGCTCGCAAGATTCATTACACGGCGGCAACCCGCATTCATGAACTGTTCGAGAATGCGGAAGATGGTCGTTTTGAAGAGGAGTACAAGGATGATCCCTCCCGCGCCGGAGCTTACCATTTCTTCAATACAGTGGAGATTGAGGGGATAGGGAGTTTTGACGTAAACGTCACGGCTCTTGCACTTAAAAATGAAGATCAAAAACTCCTTTACACTCTTGAGCTGACAATAGAAAACCCCAAAGGCGTCTCAGTCGCCTATCCCAATCCTGATATTCAGGGGGACGCTTACTCGGCCTCCGGGGTTTCTACCCGTAATTTATCTTCCTACCGTTCGTTTGTCGAGAAGGAAAAGGCGGCTGTCAAGAAGAAGGCGGTCTCTGACGGGACGTTCATGAAGGCCCCGAACGGGAAAGATACGAATCTGACGGAAGACCAGTGGCTTGCCGTGCGCACGGCGGCGTTTAAGAATTGGTTTGGCGATTGGGAGAAGGAGCCGCAGAATGCCTCCAAGGTGGTGGACGAGAACGGGGAACCGAGGGTGGTGTATCATGGGAGCCATCAATGGTTTACTTCTTTTAACGATGGCAAGCAGAGACAGCAGAGCGGCGCCCCGGCAGGCACGATATTCGCTAATGATAACCGGGAGATAGCGGTAAGTTTTGCGGATTATTACGGGGGCCACGCAGACGAGGTGATTTTGGATCCGAATGATGAACGCCACCCGCGCTATTCCTGGGGGATTTACAGAGAAGGCGGCATTTATGACTTGTTCATGAATATCCGGAATCCGCTGGTGGTGGATTTTGAAGGGAGGCCATGGCTTGATTCTTCAAAGGGTGGCGACATCAACGCTTTGTGCAGTAAGGCAAAGGAGAGTGGGCATGATGGGGTGATTGCTTTGAATATCGTGGATGCAGGTCTCAATGATCAGGAGAATGTCCCTGCTTCTACGGATTATGTGGCCTTTGATTCCGTACAGGTGAAGAGCGCCACGCAGAACCGGGGGACGTATGACCCGAAGAATCCGGATATTACGTTTTCCGTGATAGGCCCGAATGCGGCCACTTGGGGAAAGTATGCCGATAAGGCTTTCGCCGGAAGGGATGACGGCAAGTTGCGGGCGGAGATTGACGCGAGCCAGGCAAGCTTGAAAGCTCCGGAGAATTTTCCGTTTTTAAGCATGTTTGATGAGTGGTCCAGGGGAATGGGGTACAGGAAGAATCCCGTATGGCGCGGGCTTCTTGAGGATGTGCTGAATTTTGATGAGCTGTATGAGGCTTATCCTTCTTTACGGAAGATGTATGTTTTTGCGTACAAGAATAAAAAGGATTCAGCCCGTGGTTATTATGATTCCGAAGAACGCTCCATTACGATCAATCTGGCCCATATCGGGCCGATAGGGGCACAGCTTTCCACCCTTCTTCATGAGATTCAGCACGCCATACAGGATATTGAAGGCTTTGCCAGAGGGAGCAATCTGGAGGAAGGTAGGAGCCTTGATGACTATATGCGTTCCGCTGGTGAGATTGAGAGCCGGAATGTGGAGAAACGCATCCTGTGGGATGGAGAGCGCAGAGAGTCAAAGCCGTTTAATGATACGCTGGAGTTCCCAGGTGAGGCGATTGTTGCTTTTTCCATTGCCTCGGCACAGGAACAGGGTTTGTTCCATGACGGCCATTTTGAAGCGGGCAACGCTGTGATTACGGAACCGGGGGTGACGTTTTCCATTGCCGCCCTGCATGCTTCCCCGCATTCTTTCCGGAAGTTTGATACGGCGTTCATGGGCAAGGGGGAGGGAGCGCAGGCGTATGGCTGGGGACTTTATTTTGCGGAAAATCCGGAGGTGAACCGGAGTTATCTGAACCAGTTCGCGCAGGACAAGGCGACATGGAGGTTCAGGGAGTTGGAGGCTTCCAATGTGGATGATATGGCCAGAGGGTTGCGCGACCGAATAGTTTTCCCGGAACATGTCAATCGGTTTGAACCAGGCGTGTTGGATGCCGTTTATAGTGTTCTTGGCGATTTGTCTGACGCCAGAGGGGATAAGGGGAAGATAGAAGCGATTAAGGAGGAATTGAGGGAAGATATCCGCATCAATGAAGGTTATTCTGACCAATATCCCCAGGCAAAAAGACAGGCCGATGCTGAAAATATAGCTTACCAATATTTGCTTGATCATCTGGACGAGATAGAGGTCAGGACGGGCATGCCTTCCAATTACCGCGTGGAGCTGAATGTGGAGGATTATTTGGACTTCATGGAAGGAGGGGAGCTGCTGTTTTGGGATAAAGGGTACGGCTCATCTACAACATCCAGAATAGGGGATTGGCTTCTGGATGAGGGCAAGGAAGAAGCGTATTCTTTGTTCAACGACAAGGATCCGGAAAATGGGTATTGGATGGGGGGCAAGATTTACCGCTCGTTGGAGGATGCTTTGGGAAGCCCCAGAGAGGCGAGCGAGTTTCTGTTAAGGCATGGAGTGAAGGGCATCAGGTACGCAGACGGTTTTTCCCGCTGGAAAGCGGAGGAGAAGCAGACGTATAATTACGTGATTTTTGACGGCAACGACATCAAGATTACGGCGTTTGCGGACGAGTCCACCGGGGGAGCGTGGGCGGATTATGAGGATCCGACGGCGACGTTTTCCTTGTCCGAAGGTTTCCCACGCCGTGTGAGCCGTGGAACACAGAATCTTGAGGTAGTCCACCGGATCGCCGCCGACCTGCGAGCGGATGCCGCCACCTGGGGACGCTACGACGGGAAAACGGATGAAGCGGCGTTCCTGGTGAATGTGGGCCGCAATATTGCCCTGGTGAAGAGCGCCCTGATGCACCTGCCCGCCGGGTACCGCGTGGCCGTGAAGCCCTACATCGACCGGTTGCAGATTCTGGCGGAGCTGGCGGCCAAGGGGAAGATTGATGAGACAAGAATGGTGAATGCGTTTGCCCGCCGGGAGATTAAGCGGGAGATGGCGGAGGCGACCCGGGAGGGGATGGAGGAAGCAGAGATTACAGCCAGGGTCACGGCTGCCGGCACAGCCTGGGAGAAGGGTAAGAAGCCAACGCAGAAGTTCGCCAAAGAGGTGTTTGAGGATGAGATGGAGAAGGTACGCAAGGCCTGGGCGGAGAAACGTTTACACGAGCTGATGGCCGAGGTGATGGAGAAGGCCGCCGGGAAACTGGAAGCGCTGGCCAAGGATGGAGTTTCCTCCGGCATGGCACGGATGCTGGACCAGGTTCTCACTATCCGCAAGAAGAACGGGAAGCAGCAGAAGGGGAAGGTTTCCATGGAGGCTTACGCCTATTTAACGGATCAGGTGGTGCCCCTGCTCCGGATGACGGCCATGGAGAAGGAGGCGGCGATGAATGAGGCTGCCGCCGAGCTGGATAAGCTGGAGAAGGAGAACCCCGACCAGATGGACGGCGAGGCCGTGGCCAGGATGGAGGAGCTGCGTGAGGAGCTGACCCGGCTGGCCCTGTACGGGAATCTGGAGGGGATGAGCGTGGACGAGGCGCAGGCCGCCGCGAAGGCGCTGGAGATTTACATCAATACGGAGAAGGAGGGATGGGCCGCCGTGCAGGAGGCCGCCGCCGAACGGCTGAATGCGATTGGAAGGAGGATTGTGGAGAGGTTCAACCAGACCGGGAAGAAGGCCGATGAGAATACGCTGCGCGCCGCCAATGAGAAGTTCCACGGGAAGGTGAGTTTCAAGAATTTCGGCGATTTCATGGAGAATATGGACCAGCTGCTGACGCGCATGGGAACGATGCCCGCCCTGCAGGAGTTCACGGCCGATATGCGCAGCCGGCTGACGAATGCGTTCCAGCAGATGCGGGATGCCCGCGGATTGCGAGCGGCGGCCGTACAGGACCTGTATGAGAAGCATATCACGGAGAAGGTGATGAAAGCCCGGAAGGTGGGGAACCTGGCCGGCTGGGTGACGTGGTTCAAGACGAGCCATGATACGGGCGTCCGATTGAACGGATGGATTACGCAGACGGCACAACTGACCTTGGAACAGGCCCGCGAGGTGCGAGAGATGGATGCCCGGCAGAGGAAGGAGTTTATTCGGAAGCGCTGGGAGGAAGGAATGGAGTATTTTTCCGAAGAGACTCTGGACCTTCTGCTTACCCGGTTGAAGGAACACGAGGATGCCGCGGCCCGGGCGAAGGCCGAGGGCAAGAGGCCGCGATACCGGAAGTATGTGACGGCGAAGGTGTCTTTTAAGGGAGAGGAGGGTTCCCCTCTGGTGTTGAGCCGGGATAATGCCCTGTACCTGGTGCTGCAGTCCGAGCAGGAGGATTACCGGGAGATGATGAAGCAGCAGGGGTATACGCCGGAGGTGCTTTCCGCTTTGCGCGAGTACGTGGGGGAAGAAGGCATGGCGATCGGCTACGGGCTGCGGGAGCTGCTGAAGGCCCAGGGGGATAAGATCGGGAAGCTGTACGAGCAGGTGACGGGCGTTCCCTTCCCCCGCGTGGAGAATTATTTCCCTGCCCGTTTCTGGGCGCTGGATGCGATGAGTGATGCGGATGCGGCGGATATGATTTCCGGCGTGCCGAGCACGAAGGGGGGGAGCCAGGACTGGCAGAGGGTGAGGACGAAGCATCACCGGAGGCTGGATACGAGCGTGGGGGCGCTTTCCGTGTTCTGGGAGGCGACGGATATGACGGACCACTGGTATTACACGCAGGATATTACGGCGGATTTCCGGGGGCTGTTGCGACGCCGGGAGGTGGCTGAGAGCCTGGTGGCGAATTTGGGGAAGGATGATTTTGTGAGGCTGCGCCGCTGGGTGGATTTGCTGGAGCGGGCCGGCGTGGTTCAGGGACAGGCAGTGGGTTCCCTGGATAAGCTTCTTAATGCCGTGTATTCCGGGCAGGCGAAGGCGATTCTGGCGTTCCGGTTTGAGACGCTGATGAAGCAGGGGTCCGCCGTCCTGAATGCGTGGATTGGAGATCCGAGCATCGGTTTCTGGGATTACCTGGGGACGATGGCGAAGATGCGCAACGGAACGGCGGAGATGGGGGTGATTAAGATGATGAAGAGCGCCGAGTTCCAGGCGCGGCTGAATGACCGGGTTGACGTGGAGACATTGTCCCGCCTGAGGGATGATTCCTCCTACACGCTGGCGGAGGCCGCGCTGGTGTGGGGAATGAACGGGATTGAGTACACGGATGTGTTTTTCAATGCTGTGGGGTCCGCCGCCCTCTGGAATATCAAGTACCGGCAGGCCGTCAAGGCGGGCGTGGAGGAAGGGAGGGCAAAAGACGAGGCGTGGCAGGCGGTGAGGAATGCGCTGCATTACGCCCAGCCGCAGAGCTGGATTGACAAGTCTTTTGGCGGATTGCACCGCGGTACGTTTGGGCGCGCTATTTTCTACATGATGAGCGAGAATTTTAATAAGACGGCCGCGATTTACGGATTGGCCCGGGCCGGGTTTACCCGGGGGGCGACGCCCAGGCAGCGGTGGGCTTCCTTGTCCAAAGCGGGGAAGGTGTGGCTGGCCTGTGGGGCGTTTAACGCGATTATCGGCGCCATGCTGGATTTCATGAAGGACGATGAGGATGAGTGGGAGAAGCGGGATTGGATGGGGTATCTTTTTGCTGCGCTAACCGGACCATTTGCCGGAATGCCGCTGGTGAGTGAAGCCGTGGAGTGGATGTTTTCCGAGTTGCTGGGGGCCAAGGTGTATACGGGTTCCGCAGGACGCGCCCTGATTGATTTCCGATCAGGCTGGAATGCCGCCTGGAAACTGGGTGAGATGATGCAGGAGGGCGGACATGAAGCCGGGGATTACATGAAACAGGTGATCCGGCTGGGACGCGTGTTCGGCGCGGCAGGCGGGATTGCCAGCGGCATGGCGAATAAGGCGATTCAGACTGCCGGGCAGTATATGACGCTGGGGGCTGCGTTGATGAATCCGGTGAAAACCGTTGCGGATATGGTGGATTAAGGATAAAAAGAATCCCTCTCCAGATTTTCGGAGAGGGAATATTGACGAATTAAGCTAGATAAAGATTAATGATTTTTTATGATTTTTTTGTTTTCATAGCCAGAGTTCCACACAAAACTTCTGGGGATAGTTTATTTGCTCACCCGGAAACATGGATTGTGATTACGTCTTTTGTTGCTTTAGGGTTTGCCTATTACAGAGGAAGAAGGAGCCGAGACCAGGAAATAACTGAATTGGAAAACAGGAGAAATAGAGAAGTAGAAGGCTATAAAAGGGAAATTGAAAAAATAAAGGTATGGCACGATAAAGATGTTCAAGCGATAAAGGAACACTCGAAAGCCGCCGTCATCGAAATGGAACGTAAATGGAGAGAGAGTAAGGCTCTCATTTTAGGAGATACGATGAAATTCCGAACAGTGGATGAACGGATAGAACGGCTCATGGAGGCGCAAGATGAGGCAGTGCGTAAAGCGGTAGCAAACCGAGCCCCGCGAGCAGCGGACGAATTGCGAGCTGCAAAAGCGGAGAAGAGAGAACTGTGGAGAACATACATGTTGATCAAGACACGGATGGAGGTGTACGAATCTCTTGCTCCGTGGCTAGAGGAATATATGGAATGCAGTCTGGAGGAACTACTGAATGCGAAGAAGGAAGCGGAGGAATGCGCAAAGAAGGATAAGCCAGAAGACGACCCGGGACGACGGTATTTGACAGACATAGAGTACGCCAATCTTTCGGATGTAGATAGGAATCAGTTAGCCCTTGATCGGTATTGGAAATCACATGTGCAAAAGAATCTGTGGCTTGTAGGCATCCAATACGAACGGTATATTGGGTGGCAGTATGAAAAAAATGGGTACGACGTGATCTACCATGGGGCCTTGAAGGGGAAGGAAGATTTGGGCATTGACCTAATCGCTACAAAGAACGGTATAACTCATATCGTTCAATGCAAGAGATATTCGGAGATCAAAAGAATACCTGTTCGCGAAAATTCTGTCGCGCAAATTTTCGGTGCCGCCAAGGTATTTGAATATCAAGAGAAACTGAAAAACGTTGTCCCGGTCATTATAACATCATTTGAATTGTCAGAAGAAGCAAGAAGGTTTGCCAAGGCTCTGAAAGTAATGGTCCGGGAGCATGAGCCACTGAAGATGTATCCCTGTATTAAGTGCAACATAAACAAAGCCCAGGGAGAAAAAATTTACCATTTGCCCTTTGATCAAATGTATGACAGGACGAAGGTCGAACCAGAGACTGGAGAATTTTATGCTGCTACAATACAAGAGGCACATTCCGCTGGTTTCCGACGAGCTTTCCGATGGCGTGGAGAACGCTGAATTGGTTCAAGCAAGTAAAAAAAGCCCCTGACCCGGAGGCCAAGGGCTGAACAGGAGCACTTTTCTGGAAGATCAGGCTGCCGCCATAGTATGGCGACAAACGAGACGAAACGACTCTGCCCGGACGAGGCAACCTTATAGGATTAAATGACGAATGACAAGGCAAGTATGGTGAATGAGCGTTTATTCATAGTGTTTCCGAAGGGAACGAATGAATATGATGCCTTCCTGTTCATTGACGGAATAGATGATCCGGTCTTTGCTGTTGATGCGCCGGGACCAATAACCGGAGAGGTTGCCGACAAGCTGCTCCGGCTTTCCTCTTCCGGAATAAGGAGTTTCCATAATTTCCAATAGAAGTTCCGTAACTTTTTGCGATGCCTTGCGGTCAGCCTTTTTCCAGAAAGCAAGGTCATTGACGGCCGACTTGGAGAATTCAAGCTTCATCATCAGGCGAGCTCATGAAAGTTTTGAGGTCGGAAGCGGACATGATGACGGTTTCTCCACAGTTTTTTTCTTTAAGGGATTGTTCCAGATGGCGGACGTTGGCGGGAACGTCAAGCTGGTGCATGGTTTCCAGCCAGGAGTCGTATTCCTCCCGCGGAATCATCACTACTTCCCGGCGGCGGGATTTGATGATCACCGGGGTTGAGTCATCCACGCAGGTTTTGATGGTATCAGCCAGATGCTGCCGGGCCTGGCTGTAGGAAAGAGATAAAGGAGTCATGAAATAACCGTACAATAACATTGTACGGTTGTCAAGCTTTCTCCCACCTGTCCAGGGTTTCCACATAGATGCCGGAGATTAAGAGAGAGAAGCCAATATTTCTTCCCATTGTTCTTTTGCCCCCTTACGAAAAATGGCTACCCCCCTAGTTCTAAGACGGATATCATTTCTCTGTTCTTCATTAAAGTCCTGCCATTCTTCATGTGCCAAGCTTAGGAATACCGTTTGAGCTACCTCTATATACGATGTGTGAAGAGCATCTTTTAGGCGGTTGTATGCTTCTTTACGCCCAAATTGTTCTTTTACATATTTAGGCAGGCATTCTCTATAACCAGCACGCTGATATTGAAGATTGAATATATTGAACTCATATTCAGGCAATATATCTATAGCGTAGGAGAACAATTCATTCTTATGTTCTTCCGATAAATTTGGAACAAAATCTATACGTTTAAATATATGAGTAAGTTCTTTTGTTTTGTGACGGTATTTGTCAAGATAGAAAAGAAAATTTGAAAAATATCCACGAATTAATAAGATGTCTCTATCATCGTTTACCGTAACATTTATCAATTCTTCAATTTCCTTTCCAGCCAGACTGTATATTTTTTGTGCCGCCAATTCTCCGTTTTTTGTTTCCCAATTTATTACTTCTTTTGTTCTATCATCTACTTTTTTGAAACGAATAGTTATTTGTTTGAGGCTGTTCTCAAACTGTTGAATTTGATTGTAAATACATCTAACTTCTTCATCTTGATTATGCTGTTTTTGTTGATTAAGGTGATCTAGTTGTAACTTTGCTTGATCTCTAAGGATATTTTGAGCTTGTTTTATTGCCGATTGTTGTGATTTGATACTGACTTTCTGATGTATGAGCGTACTTATCAATACGGCAAACGCAAGCCCTGAAAATAATGCGTTAAGAAACCCGAATTGGGAACCAAACGATCCTACATCACCAGGCATGTTTAATCCTGTAGTAATGGATAGCAAGTAGTTGTATGAAAGGCAAATGATAACTATTGAAAAAATGATAATGAAAAGATAGGCCTCCTTTTTCATTGATGCGTTATTCTGCGATAAAGTTAACGAGTTTGTTGATAGTATTGCCCAGGGTCTGAACGTCGCCACCTAGGCCATTAAGGAGGGATTTGAGTTGAGCTAGTTTTTTTTCTGCTAGCAAAGCTCTGTCTCGCCATTCAGAAGAGCTGGACGGCATGGATGACTGGCATGGTGTTTGGTTTTCCGAACGCCCCCAAAGGTAGTCCATAGAGACGCCGAAGAAGTCAGCGAGACGGCTTAATTCTCCGGATTTGGGGGCGGTTCTCCCTTTCAAATAGCTGGAGATAGTAGCTTGAGAGATATTTGTCATTCTACCTAACTCATTCTGGCTAAGTCCTATTTTTTTTATCAATTCATTTGTTCGAGAAATAAATATTGGGTTCGCAATAATTTCTTGTTGCATTCGTTCGGTTTTGTTGTATTTGTTTTCCTGTAACCGGCATGGCACGTTCAACCGAGGACGTCAAAACCGCCGGATGTGTAACAGAAACAGCATACCAGACAATGATCAATACTCAACAGAAAATCGATAATGATACCGGGTTTGTGTTAACTCGGCAGTACCTTTACGACAAAGGCTATAATTACAGTTCCGTCACCAGGGCTTTGCTGGTGAGGGAAGGGATTGAGGTGTCAGACCAGACGATCCGGCAGATTTGCAAAGGGGCGCGGACGCCGAGGCCGGGATTGATTGAGGCCATCAAAAGGCTGCCGAAGGTTGTTGTGTGCTAGTCCCGCCCGAAGAACCCCAAGAAGCCGGCGGCATGAATATGAAAACCTCCCCCCAAGAAAGAACCACAAGTATGCAATGGGAAAACACCAATAAGAAGCTGGTGATTTACGCAGACGAGCTCCGTACAGCTCTACCGGAGGAAGGAGAGTTCTATGTAGAGGTTGCGGGCAGGGCTTACAAAATGAATCCTGTTAAGGAAAGAACAGTTTTGTTCGCTTCATCCGTTTATACGGACGAACCTCATTTGCTGCATGACTGCCTGGTTGTGGCGGAAGGCGATTACTGCCTTCTGGCTATTCGTCGTCGTATTCCGCAAGGCGCTGACCACGCGGATGGAGAATGAAGAAAGGAAGTCCAGCAACATCGAACCCAAGAAGCCGGAAGCATGAACTCACCTCTCACTCAAAAGCCCTCTATCAAAGAGGAAGCGTCTTCCACTCGTAGTAATACGCCAGCGGTAGATGCCAGCAGGGTTGTAGCCTCCAGAGATCAAGTCGGATTTTACGGCTTTGGCAATAACGATATCCGTGAATTCCGTGTTCCAGTTGAGGCTTTGCGCAACTTCCGATTTACTCCACGGTTCATGATTCAGAGCAAAAAGGAGGAGCTTCTCCTGCGCCTCTCCGAGCTGTTTTTCTTTCTGCGTCGCCTGGAGTTGTGTCTTGTTGATCTCTGCTTGAAGGATTCTGTTGACCTGAAGAAGCTTTCTGTTCTGGCGGATGATGTTACGGAACTCAAGGGTGTGGCGCGGGAAGCACTGGCTTATTTTCATGAAGCGGCGCAGTCGATTGAACCTCCTTTTCAACCAAGCGGCAATGATTTTTCTGAATCGGTAGATAAGAGCCAAGACGACTGTGGAAGCAACTGTGATGCAGATTCCTTCAATGATGTTGGACCAACTAATTCCTCCGAACATGGAGGAGAATGTATCTGATAATCCTAAATCTTTCAAACCTAACAATGATGATGAATACAAATACTGAATTACCGAGGAACGCTCGGATGTTGACCAAGGAAGAAGCAGATGACTGGGACAAGATCTGTTCCGATTTCGAACTCATTTTCCTCGAAGTAGATGGAGAAATACGCGAGTTTGAAAGAATAAGTTCCTGTCCTTCCCCTGTTCTGGGGAAAGGTTTCCTGGTATTGGCTGTCTCTTGCCCTGAATGGGGGAAAGAGAAACTAATGATTGTTGCCAGATGTAAAGAAGGAAAGGAGGTAGTTTGAATGAATAACGCGGAATCTGGCATTCGCGTTAGGGATGGAGAGGATGTAATCATAAGTCCCGTCGGAGCGCTTCTTAATCAGCGCAATGTAATCCACATTCACGATATGGGGACGACCAGAAGAATCTTCTATTGTGATGAATTTAGGCATAACGGAATAGTAGCCTGACAGCTTTCATCTTCAAGAATAATGAGCCGGCATGCGCATGAATTTAGGCAATACGAGCACATTCAAAGCCAAGGCGTTACATTGGCAGGCTCTCCATTTTTATTTAAGTAATAACAATCAATATCAATCACTAACAAATAATCAATGATGAACTGGACTGAATTTATAGTTGTGACGCTGCTTAACATGGCAGGCTACCTGTCCGCGTTGATGCTTGGTATCAGCCTGGGAGAGAAACACATCATACGCCAGGTAAACAGAACCCTGGATCAGATGAGAAAGGAGCGGGCATGATTATCGAATACGACGACGAAGACCGGTGCATCCGGGTGAATGGCGAATACGTCGCCATCCGGGAAGCGGAGGGCCTCAAGGACGAGCTGGAATTAGCGATTGACCAGTGGGAGGTGGATCACGCCGAGCAGTGCGATAACCCCGACGGACACTACGACGACTGAACCATGGAAGAAGATCTAATCGAAGAATTGAAGCTGCTCGGCTGGCACGAGCTTTAACAATGAAAATATTATGACCTACCCTGAATCAGAGTTTTACGACTGCAAGACCCTGGCCCTGATGTACGATTCCGACCGGGATGTGATCAAGCGGACCGTCCATGAGTTGAAGGACAAGGGGCATGTGATCGAGATCCTGTACTGGGGCAAGCAGGGGAAGATGAAGGTGCACGGCAAGCAGTTCCGCCGGGCGTTGCTTCGAGAATATGGAGAAGGAGGAGTGAGCAAATGAATACCTTTTTCAAGTTCTTGGGGGCCTGCTCCTTTGGTCTTTCCGCTGCGTGCCTGTTCTGGCTGGCGGTAGAGCTGGATAACGCCGAGCTGCAGGCCGGCAAGAGCCCGCATTCCGGGTTTTGCCCGGAGTCTCCCACTCCCATGAAAGCTTTTGACGGTTTGGAAAAACCGTCCCACCCTCACGGTATGAGGAAACAATGAGTTGGCCGGGGTCAGTTGGCCCTGACTCCCGGCCTGTTACAAATGCAACCTACAAAATTACAATAAGTAACGAGTTATGAATACACCAAGTGAAGCCACACGGCAAGAGAAAGTAATGGATCCCTCCAAGTCCACCGAGCTGGCCGTCAGCCTGGACAATCTGGCCCTGGAAGCCCAGCAGGCATTGAGCTGCAAGGGCAGCTTTGAAAAGGCCATCAACATGGGCATTGCCATGAACCGGCTGCGCGACGCCCTGACTCCCCCCATCATGGAATCCATCATGAAGCTGAAAGGCTCCCAGCTCGGCTTCCGCACGGACGAGTGCGCTGCGACACAATACAAAGAAGGCGTGACCTATGGCGTGGATGCGGTCAGGGAATGCCTGATTGTGGCCACCTGCATGGGCCTTTCTCCGGTAGGTAATCAGTGGAATATCCTTGCCGGGCGCACGTATGTGACCAAGGAAGGCATGACCTACCTGCTGAAGAACCTGGACGGCCTGACCAATTTGAAGATGGTTTACCATCCCGCCGAAATCAAAGAGTCTTCCACTTCCGGCATCAGCAAGAGCGGGAAGGAGTACCAGAAGATTGAGCGGGAAGGTTTGGTGAGGGTCGATATGAGCTGGGAGTTCAAGGGAGTCCCGGATTCCGAAACTCTTGAGTTCTGTATCCGTGTAAATAACGGCATGAGCCAGGATGCCATTATTGGCAAGGCCGAGCGGAAGGCCAAGGCATGGCTTTATTCCCACCTGACCGACACGATTATTTCCGACGGCGAAGTGGAAGACGGACGGGAAATGCGGAATGCTACTCCGGAAGCCGGAACGCAGAAGCCGAAGGCCGGCAATCCTCTTGCGGGCGCCGCTGTACCTCCGCCAGTGGCGGCGGCAGCCAGGCAGGAAGAAAAGCCCCTTGAACCGGAAGTGGTTTCTTCGCCCACTCCTACTGATGATTTGAAGCTGGAGCCGGAATCTGCCGTGAGCGTGGCAGACCTGGAAAAACTGCTGCGAGACCACGGCGTGACGATGCCCCAGGTAGTGAATTTCTGCCGGGGCCGGCAGATTTATTACGTGCAGGGAGCCAGCCGGGAAGAGACGTTCCCGCCCAAGACGCTGGAGTGGCTGGTGGCGAATTTCAATCAGGTGGTTGCCTGGGTGGGGGCCTCCGGGAAGTAAGCACGGAAAATAGAAAGGACATTTAACCATGAATGTTTTAGATTTATCGGGCTTTGCGGCTTCCGGCGTGGCTTGTGGCCGGGTGGATAATCCGCAGGCGTACCACGATTCCAAGAAGGGGATTCCTCACTGTGTCTCCAAGTCCATGCTGACGGATTTCGCCCGGAATCCCTATAAATGGAAGTATCGGCAGGATGAAGGGATTGAGAAGGTTTCCCAGGGGTTCCGGTTTGGTTCCCTGGTGGATTGTCTGGCACTGATGCCGGATCAGTTCCAGAGTCAGTATCTCGTGGAAGAGTGGCTGCCGGGGGTGAATAAGAACGGCTCCGTGTCCAAGACGAAGCAGGACGACGGGCAAGCAGCCCGCTGGGCGGCGTTTGCCGACCGTGGGGGAGCCGTGCTGACGCCGGAGGAGTACGCCGAAGCGCAGAAGGCCGTGGGGATTTTCAATAATTACCTGCGAACCGAACATGGGCTGGTGCTGGGGGATTCGTTTGATTCCCAGGTGGCGATGTATAAGACGCTGCTCATTGAGTACGCACCGGACAAGCCTCCGGTTCCGATTACGATTACGGGGATGATTGATATCCTGCCTCACGATGAAGAGATGCCGATTATTGATATGAAGACGACTTCCACGCCCGTGGAGGATTCCGGTCTGATTGACCGGGATATGGCCCGCTACGGGTACGGCTGGCAGGCTGCCTTGTATTGCGATCTGTATGAAGCGATTTTCGGGATACGCCGGAATTTCATGTTTGTGTTCATGGAGTCGGCAGCTCCTTACTGCATTTCCGAGGTGCGGATGGATCAGGAGGCCCTGGAGCATTACCGGGGGCAGTATATGGCCGCCCTGCGCCAGTACGCCGAGTGCGTGGCGACGGGGATTTATCCGGGGGCTGTGGCCTTGCCGCGGTATTTCCGCATTCCGCGCTGGGAACTTAAAAAGGGATGGGAAGGAGGTGCGGCATGATGACCACGCTGACCATTACCTTGCCCCACACGCCGCGCTGCCTGTCTCCGAATGCGAAGGCCCCTCTCACGCAGAGGGGGGCCATTGTGGCCGGTTATAAGAAGACGGCTGCCAAGAGCCGTGCCCGGAATATAGCCTGGGGCCGGACCTGTGAAGCCCTGAATGGACGCAGGATGCTGCCGACGCATTACCGGGTGGTCTGGTTTTTCAAGGGACCGAAGCCGGACGCGGATAATTGCCTGGCGCGCTGCAAGGCGTATCTGGACGGGGCCTGCAAGGCTATGGGGATTGACGACAGGACGCTGGATTGCGCCGGGATTGAGCGGATTCACGACCTGGGACGCGCCGGACAGGTGGAAATCGTGTTTGAAAGGAGGGAACAATGAACTCTGCTGAAAGCTATGAAGTCAGGGTTATGAGGTATTCGCGGTTCGCACCGGATGATACGACCAGCGGCTATCAAGTAGTGCACCTGATTAGCGGCAGGCCTGTTGCAAGATTCTATATAGGCAATCTGACGAAGGAAAGCGCGTTCAACCATGCCCGCATCCTGTGTAATGTTCTCAATAGGGAGGAGGCCGAACGTGACGCCTGAACAGAAAGCGTTTTACGAATGCGGAAAATCCGTGGAGTCCGTCAGGGAAACCATTCAGAAAATCCGGCAACACGCCATTCATGAATTTGGAGAGCCATATTACCTTTTGATGCCCTCTGAAAAAAGGATCTTAAGAATGGCAACGGACCTTGCCGGGAAAATCCATACCGTCCGCCAGAAACGGGCCGCGTGCAGGGTGTGGCAGGTTAAAGAGAGGTACTGTGGGAATTGTAAATATTCAGACTATTCTGAATGGGATGTTCCATGTTGCGAATGCTCTCATGCCAATATCGCAGAAATCATGGACCGCTGGGAACCGAGAAAGGAGGGGGAGTGAATGAGCTGGCTCTTTTCGCGGGCGCTGGTGGAGGCATACTTGGCAGCGAGCTGCTCGGATTCCGCACCGTTTGCGCCGTCGAACTCGAACCCTATCCCGCAAGCGTACTGCTCGCCCGACAGAATGACGGCTTACTCCCGCCTTTCCCGGTTTGGGATGACGTACGCACCTTTGACGGACGACCGTGGCGCGGCCTTGTTGACGTGGTATCTGGAGGCTTCCCGTGCCAGGACATTTCAGCCGCAGGAAAAGGCGCCGGCATTGACGGCGCCCGCTCCGGCCTCTGGCGGGAAATGCACCGAATTATCAATGAGGTACGACCGGAATTCGCATTCCTGGAAAACTCACCTCTGCTTGTGGGAAGAGGACTTGCCAGAATCCTCGGTGACCTTGCCCGCATCGGGTATGATGCTGCATGGTGTGTGCTGGGAGCTGACGCCGTTGGATTACCCCATCGCCGCGCCAGATTATGGCTTCTTGCCCACGCCGCGGGCCTGCATAGGCACGCACGGCATAGCTTGGAGCCGCGCGGAACAAGGCAATCACAAATGCAACCTGGAAGATTACCTGGCATATCTCTATATCAGGAATGGAAGGAAGCGCGTCAGGGGGATGTGCGTGTCGGCGTCTTTCGTCGCCCTGATGATGGGGTGGCCCCAGAAGTGGACGAGCTTAAAGCCCTTGGCAACGGGCAAGTTCCTGCAGTGGCGGCAACTGCATTCCGGGTTTTACTCGAACGATTCACGAACTACAACCCCCAACTGACGCTTTTTTGATATGCCTACACGATTGATCAGAGATGCTATTTTGACATCAGGGCGCGTCGCCTCTCTTTCGTGGGAGGCCGAGGTGTTCTACCGACGCCTGATGTCTGTGGCAGACGATTACGGCCTTTATGACGCCAGGACGCCCATTCTCCGTTCTGCGCTGTATCCTCTCCAACTCGACAAGATGAGCGAGTGCAATATTCAACGCTGCCTCTCCGCGTGTGAGGCAGCGGGGCTTATTCTGCTTTATTCTCACAATGAGAAGCCATACTTGATGATTCTGGGGTTCGACCAGCAGGGGAAGTCCATGCCCAAATGGCCGCTTCCGAACGGTTACGAAGTGCTGAAAGTTTCTGACAAGAAATACGAATTGCGGAAACTCGTAACAGGTCGTAACGATTCGCCTCAACCCGTTACTTATGCGAATGCGTATTCGGAGACGGAGACGAAGACGGATGCGAATGCGAAGAAATTACCTGTAAGCCGAGGCATAGAGCAGTTCCCGTGGAACGCGGAGGATGTGCGGCTTTTCATGGCGGCCCAGCTTATGGCTCCCAAGGGAGACGAGTTGAAACGGTGCGCAGAGTCGTTTTTTGATGATTTCAGCGCCCGTGGCTGGCGGGACAGCAAGGGGATTCCTCTTGCCGATTGGAAGCCGGCAGCCCGGAAGTATGCCCGTTCCTGGGTCACGAATAATGCGCAGCGGGGACATCAAGGTTCGTCTGGGCGGAATGACGCCAACGCGGGAAGGAGGTACGAATGATGGATGATATTCAACGTTTGGCCGGGCAGGTTTCCGTGATGCCTTCCCAGGACGGGATTGTCCGCAGTTACAAGCCGGTACGGTACGATATGGGCGGGTTTGACGAGTCCGTTCACCCGGAGGTGCAGGCCATGCACCGGGAAGTGCAGTGGTTTATTAACGATGTGGTGAATAAGGTTCGTCCGCGCCGCTGGCTGTCCCTGCTGGGGGCTTCCGGGGTGGGCAAGACGCATCTGGCGGAGGCTGCCAGGGATGCGCTGACTAAATCACGCCCCACGTTGCCCATTCAGCTTTGGAAGTGGCAGAAGGTGGTTTCCATGCTTCGTTCCGGGGATTGGGCGTTTATTGAATATTTGGTTAAAGAGGTGTACGTGCTGATTCTGGATGATATTGGCGCGGAGAATACTTCCCCCGCTATTCTTTCCGCCCTGAACCGTGTTGTCGATGGGCGGCTGGGGAAATGGACGATGCTCACGTCTAACCTGCTGCCGGAGCATATCGGGGAACATCTGGATGCCCGGATTGCCTCACGACTCTACCGCGGCAATAACGTGGTGTGCCGGGTCAAGGATGCGCCGGATTATTGTTTTGAACGGTATATGAGAAGGGAGGAAGGGAGATGAAGCAGGAATATAAGAATCTATTGAGGAACATTATACACCGGAAGGTGAGTCCGTCGCAGCTGCTTATTCTGATGGAAATCCGAGACCATCCGGGCAGGATGTCGCGGGAGATTGCCACCCGTTGCCATTTGGATCCCAGCAATGTGTCTCACCGGCTGGATTATCTGGTGCAGGCCGGCGACGTGATCAGAACCGGCACACGGCCTTGCGTGTTTTATATCAGCAGGCAGGGGCGTGATTTTTTAGAGAGTCTTGAGGATTCAAAGCCAACAGGTTGATTGTCTCGGGCAAGAAGTATTGATTCTCACCAAATTGACGCGCTGAAAATCAGGAGGGTAAAATATTGGTATGAGAAGGAAGGATAACAAGACCAAAGTGACCGAGAAGAAGAAGGAGTTTGCGAGGCTTCTGGTTGCGGAAAAGTTGTCCAAGGCGGACGCTTATCGTAAGGCCTACAATCGCAAGGATATGAGTAATGACGCAGCCAGCAAGGCGGCATCCCGTTTGTCCAAAGATGGCGAAGTTTTGCGAATGATTGACGAATTGAATAAGCAACTGGATAAGTCTGCTGTGCTGACCAGGCAACAGCGCATGGAATGGTTGTCCCGCGTGGTGACAACTCCCATCGGCAATGTTGATAGCGCATCCGATCTCTGTCAGGAGGTTTCCATGGATGAAACCGGAGCGAAATTTAAGATGCCCTCAAAAATCGCCGCTATTGCCGAGCTTAACAAGATGGATGGCGCATACACTCCTCAGAAGATGGAAGTGGATGCAGGAGAGAATTTTATAACCCTGCTGTCCTCCCTGCCTTTTGAGCCTCCCGTGAAGCAGGGATAAAAACGTTGATTCTCGCCAACTTGCATTTCCCGTGTTTTGTGGCTCATGATTGAGCCATGTTAAATTTTCTGGGAATGACGCGCCATTTGTCCACGACGGCAGGCTATGCCAAGCGCATAGGCTGGCTTTTGTTCGAGGATGTAACGCAATCTCCGTTCCCGGTAACAGGAGTTTCTTTCACCGGTGTGGTGATGACGGAACAGGGAGACTTGCCCGTTGTCATTGAACACGGCGAGCAAGAACATTGTTTGGAGCTTACTTTTCCTGCCCTGCCTGTTGGCCGCTGGCCGTATGCCATTCATGCACAGGATGAGTCCGGAGAGGATTTGAGGCTGTTTTCCGGTTATATTGGGGCCGTGGATTCTGTGGCTCCTGTTGAGTCGTCCACGGTGTACGATATTCCTGCAATGGGTATTACGATACCTGTTGAGGCAAGTAAGACGATCAAGGCCCAGTGGCTTTCCAACACGGCCTCCATTATCGCGGCCCAACAGGCGCAACAGAATGCCAACACATCCTCCACCAATGCGGAAACGGCGAGCCAGGCAGCCAAGACGGCAACGGACGCGGCAGCCACCGCTGCAGGACGGGCCGAAGAGGCGGAAGGCTATGCAGGTTCCGCTTTGGCCTCCAAAAATGCTGCCGCCGATTCTGCGACCGCCGCCGGCGCATCCGCAACTAACGCAGCCCGTGACGCCAAGAGCGCCAATGACGCTAAAACGGATGTGGAGTCGCTGGCCGCCACCTGGCCGGAAACGGTCAGCGACGGGGAGAAGAAAATTGTTGAAGCCAGGAATGAGGCTGTGACTGCCATACAGGACAAGCAAGCGGCGGCCGTGCTTGCCGTGGGTCGTGCCTCACAGACCGCGCAGCAGAATATAGCCAGCGCGCAGGCGGATGCCGTTGCCGCCGTTCAGGAGGCGGAGGAGGAAGCGCAAGGGACGATCACGCCACTTGTCCAGCGCGCCGAAACCGCTAAAGAGGCTATAGATCAGGCGGAGGGACGCATCAATACGGCCGCGACTAATGCCGCGACCTCCGCCACGGAGTCGGCTAACTCCGCGACGGCGGCCCAACAGGCCCTTGAGGCCATACCTCAAGTAGATGATGCAGGCAACATGACGCTGGCCGGAGGTCTGACGGCGGCGGGGGCTATTAACGCCAACGGAGGCATCAACATCCCGCTTGCCGTGGGAGCGGCAACGGATACGTCAGCGGTTAATCGCCTGTACGCCGCGGGCATGGCCGGCGTGACGGGCATCCTGACCTCTAATGCTTTCCTCAATACGGATGCCATTACCGCGTCAGGATCTTCGACGGTGACCAAAACAGTTCCCTACCATTTGGCTGGTATTAAGGTTCCCAAGGGTACTCATTCGACCATTCAGGCGAGATTTGAGGTGAGTAATCCTCAATGGAATTATTCCAGTTTCGCCGGGTTCTCTTTCCTTTGGCGCGCTACCAATGCCGCAAAGTTGTCCTTTGGTATCGGCCGCGGCGGGAAGACGATTCGTCCCGACCTTTCCATAGATTCTTACAGTATTATCCCGGCAAACGGTTTGGCTTACAATCACGGCGAAATTCTGGATATTACTTTTGACAATGTCAGGGACACACAGCGCAACGGTTATATAATAAAGGTGCGTGAGATTTACGTGCTGACAGCCGCGGCTGGCTGGCAGGTGAAAACCACCACCAGCTTCATCCCAGCCAGTCAGAATGAGCCTGTTCCGTGGACGATTGCCAAGGTTATTTACCAGCAGAAATCTGCAGCCAATATTGCCAAGTATGAGGATACGGGCGCGCTCTGGCTCATGCTCACCGGAGGTCAGGGGTATAATTTGTATCAAATTGCCACATGCCGGGGGGTCAGCAATTTTGAAACCGGGGTTGGCGTTTCTCAATGGGTGGCTGATGTGGTGAATAATACGGCTGGCGACGTTTCTGTTTATGCGGGAACCGGAGAGTACACCTATTACCATCCCGGAAATGTTAATCCGGTTTTCTATGGTCTGGATGCGATATCCCGCAACTGTATTGAAACCGAAGAAACGGCAGATTTTGTGGACATTAACATACCTCTCTAATCATGAATAATGCAGAGATACAGATTCAGTTTCCGCAGCCGGGACAGTGGGATGAATTTACCCTGACGCCCATTTATCAGGACGCGTGCGGTTATAGACCTCCGGCCCGCTTTAATCAGGACGATATACCCGCGGATCAGGCTCCGGCCATGGAGGCCGTAGTTGCCGCGCTGGTGGGCATGGGTGAGGACTGGCAGGCGGTGCAGGTGTGGGCGCGGCTGAAAGAGTTTTACGCTCCGGAGGAGGATGACCCCATGCGGACGGCGGAAACCGTAGATTTGACCGTTGAGGCCGTCAATCCGCAGGGCGGGCGCAGGGTGTTTACTTCCCGCGACTACCCGGCTTTTATCATCACCGACCCCGCCGCCGTGGACTTTTTCAAATACTTCACAAAGCAAAACCATGAGTAAATTAAGTGACGAGCAAAAGCAGGCCGCCCTTGAGGCGGGGAAGCAGGGCATGAAAGATGCCTACGAAAAAAGCAAAACTAAAACCGGCCTGAAGTGGTGGGAACGCCTTTTGTGGGTAGTCCTGGCAGGTGCTGCCTATGCGGCTTCCGCTCTGCTGGGTGGCTGCGGCCATTCCGTTGACGTGACGCCGGGCCGCACCGAGGTATGCAAAGACGGCTCCTGCCTCGTCATTGAGCAGGGGCATATTTCCTACAGCCAGGCCCAGCCGGAAACGGACGTTCCGCCCGTCGTGCAGGTCATCCCCTCCAAGAAATAAGCTCATGTGCAAACCCCTTAAAGAATATTTGGCCGTTGTGCGGGAATATAAGGATACGATTGTGATGTTTATCGGCATCGCGGCGTGCGTGTTCGTGTATTGCGATTTCCGCGCCCTTGCCGCTACACAGGCGGAGACGGCCGCCAAAACAGCGGAAATCCTGCGTACCATGGACGGGCGGCTTTCCGCCCTGGAACATCAGAGAGGAGGCCGTAGCGGTGAATAAGCTGCTGAATCCTTCCGTTCTTTTGCCGCTGATGGGGTGCGTGATGGCCGGCATTTTTGCCGCCTACGGCGACACGACAGCGGGCATTATGGCGTTCTGTTTCCCCATTGCGGCCCTTGTGTTCCTCCGGTGTGCGGAACGCTGACCAACTGTAAAGTTTTTCTTACAAGTTCCCTTTATCTAATAGCCAATAGTTTATAACTTAATTAACCATGCCGGAACGATACCTTTATTTACTCGTCATTGAAACTCCCGGACGCAAGCAGGAGATGCACATGCTGCACAGCAGGAAGCAGCGTACAGCCTACAAAGCCCAACACGCGGAATGGCATCTCAACAGCACCTACGTGGAGTATGACTTGCCGGAACATCTTATTAACCAATATCTGAACAAATGAATCCTACAGAAAGAAAGATGGCCGCGGCTATCCTCCGCTTTGAAGACAGCCGCGTTACCGGGCCGGATTCCCTGCGCGTTTCCCGCCTTCCCGCCGCCGACAAGGGCGGCAAGTGGGAGATTTGCGGCATTTGCGACGGTATTGAACCGGCCGTGTTTAACAGATTGAAGGCCCTGCTGGATGCCGGAAGACGTGAAGAGGCCTGGGAAGGTTGTCTCCAGTATGTCCTGGATAATACCGCCGCCGTGCGCTCCTGGCTGGGTTCCGACGCTTATCCTGGCGTTGAATTCATCCTGCGCGACCATTATTTCAATTCCGGGAGCAGGAATACCGGGAAGATTTTGCAGCGCGCGCTGAACATTCACGGCGCCGGGCTTGTGGTGGACGGGATTGTAGGCCCCAAGACCCGGCAGGAACTACAGGACCAGCTGGCCGCCACGGGTGAAGCGGTGTTCCTTATCGCTCTGCAGGAGAAGCGTCAGGCGTTTTACCGCTCGTGCAAGCAGTTTCCCGTGTTCGGGAAGGGCTGGATGAGCCGCTGCGGCGATGCGTTCAGCGTGGCGCAGGAGCTTGTTTAGTTGTTTTCATCATTAGTTGTTATGGGATCTATTTTCAAACCTAAAGTGACACAGGCTCCGGCTCCGCCGGTAGTAGAAGAGCCGCTGAATCCGACGGCTACGGAGAAGTCTGTTTCCGATGCTTCGGAGGATGTTCAGACCAAAAGTAAGCGCAGGTTGAAGCTGTCCGATACGGTGAATAATCCGAATCTGTCCGGCGGTTTGTCCACGTTGCGCAAAACTCTGGGATAGCAGCCATGGAGGTACGCGATTACATTTCCCTGGCAGATAATCTGCGCACGGAACGCGCCGCTTTTGAAGGCGGCTGGGATGAAATGCGCCGTATTATCATGCCCAGGGCTACGGGCAACGCTTATCCCGACCGCGTACCTGATCACAGCGGCGGATTGGAGCATAGCGACGTCGCCAATAACAGCCTGAAGAAGCTGGCATCCGCCCATTTGACTTATATTACGCCTTTGGACAGGCGCTGGTTTACCTTGCGCCCGGTAGGTTTTAATAAGGATGGGAATCAGGCTTTGAATGATTGGTACAGCAAGGTTACGGAGGTGATGGAGCGGGAACTTGCCGTTTCCAATTTTTATTCAGTGATACATGAGGTTTACCTTGATCGCTGCCTGACGGGAACCGGCTGCATGTTTGCCGAGATGAATATTAACAGGCGGCTGATTTTCCGGCACATTCCCACGGGAACTTACGCTATCGCGGAGTCGGAGTCAGGGGATGTTGATACGCTGGTGCGCTGGTTCCGGCTGACGGCTCACCAGGCGGCGCAGAAGTGGAAGGAGGAGGCTCTGGGCCCAAAAGTGCGGAGAGCGCTCAAGGATGCCAGGAGACGCTATACGGATTCTTTCGAGTTTGTGCAATGCGTCCTGCCTAACCCACAGGGCAAGCTGTTGTCCGACCATGTGCCGCCTGGCAAGAGAGCGTGGAAGGACGTCATTATTTCGTTGGACGATAAGATGATTGTGTTTGAGAGCGGTTTTTTCGAATTTCCGTTTCTGGTGACGCGCTTTCTGCGCTGGGGAGACAGCCCCTACGGGGTGGGACCGGCATGGTTCGCGCGACGCACGATCCGCATGGCTATCGACATGGAGAAGATTCTTTACACGCTGGGTCAGACAAAGGCTTATCCGAGGCTTTTCCTGCTGGCAAAGCAGTATGGGGAGGTGGATTTGCGCGCCGGAGGCCAAACCGTCATTTCTCCGGAAGCGGCGGAACTTGGCTTGCCGCGCGAATGGGGCACACAAGGGCAGTATGATATCGGGCTGGAATACCTGCGGGGCCTGTACGCCAAGATTGAAGAGGCTTTTTACGTTCCCATGCTGGAAACCGTTTCCCGCATCGACCGCCAGATGACGGCTACGGAGGTGGCGGCCAGGGAAGCCGAGAAGGTGCTTGGGTTTACGCCTTCTTTTACGTTGTTTGTGAGCGATTTCAGGATGATGTGCCAGCGTATTATGGCCCTGTTGTACCGCGCCGGGAAACTTCCGGAGCCGGTTCAGGGCGTGTTTGAGGTCAACCGGCGGGGCGCTCCTACACGCCTGGCCGTCCCCCAGGTTCAGTTCATGGGCAAGATTGCCCAGGCGATTGCACGTACACAGACGGACGGCTTGATGACGGCTCTTGAGTCTATCGGCACTTTGTCGCAGATGACCGGCCGGCCGGAGCTGCTGGATATTGTGAATCTCAATAAGGCCGGGGAATTGATTTACGATTCCAAGGGCGCCCCGATGGAGTGCAAGGCGACAGAGGATGAGGTGAAGGAGAAGGAGACTGAAAGGAAGAATCAGCAGGAAGCGGCCATACAGGCAGCCATTGCCGAACAGTCCTCCGTGGCTAACAGGAATAATGCCCAGGCCCAGCAGGCTTTACAAACGACATGAAGACGGACCCCACCAATAAGTACGAACAGTACATGAAGCGCCGCAGAAGGATTTTCCGGGAAGCATTCAGGAATCCGGAAGTCCTGGAGGAGCTGAAGAGACATTTCCAGACCGATCTTCCCTGTTTCCAGGGGAAGGCCGGTTCTTACGACCCCCTTGACGCTATGCGTCGAGACGCCTACCGCGAGGTGGTTTTGTTCATCGAAGCGGTCATGGGCAATCATTACGAACCAGAAGAAGAGATATAGAAGAAGTACCATGATTTTATTTAAGTTGTACCATAACCGGTTTCTTTTTGAAGAGGCTCCGGAGAATGGAGGCGGTGGCGGAGGAGGTTCCGCCGCCTCTTCCGCTTCCGGACGTCCCAGCCTGGCTAATCCTGCACCGGATCCGACTCCGGCGGATGATGAGCAGCCGAACCCTCCTCCCCCATCGGATCCGGGTTCTCCGCAGGGAGATCCGCCTTCCCAGGGGGATTACGTGTTGACGTTCGATGATACGTTTTCCGGAGACGAGACGCTGCAGCAGTTGCTGACCGAGACCGGCAAGGCCCACGGGCTTCCTGTCGAGGGGCTTTCCGCGTTTATCAAGGATATGGATGCGCGTCTGGCGGCCAAAGCGGCCGAACAGAAGCAGGCGCAGGATGCCGCCATGGAAGAGGCCTGGAGACAGCTGGATGGAGAGTGGGGCCGGGACAGCGACGCACGCCAGATGCGCGCCGTTCAAATGGCCGGGAGGTTGTGCCGCATGGCCGGTATCGACCAGAGCGTGTTTAATGAGATGGGCATTGCCGATCATCCGGCCATGTACAGGATTCTGGATGCAGTAGGCCGGATTCTGGACGAGCCGGCTCTTCCGGCGCCCCCCGGACGGCAGGAACAGCAGGCCCGCGGCGAAGCCCGGCGGATGATGCACGATCCGGAACACCCGGATTATTCGGCATTCCACGATTGCGACCATCCGCGTTTTGCCGAGGTGAGGGCCAAGTATATGCGGCTGATGGGTGCGTAAGCAGATATTGCTTTTCCAGCAAGCCCTGTTTCCTTTTTGGGAGCAGGGCTTTTTTAAGGCAGAAGTTCCGGCAGGGATTCCGCAGCGGAGCGCAGCTGATCCGCGGAGGGGCGGATGTACACGCTATGCACGGCGGAAGAGTCATGCCCCACCAGCTCCATGGCCAGCCCCTGCGATACGCCTGATGCCTGCAACAACGTGGCCGCCGTGGCCCGAATGCTGTGGAAGGACTTGCTGTTCATCCTCCGTCTGCGGCCGCCGGCCGCTCCATGCACCACGCCGATGCCATGGGTGCGCAACAGGAGGCCGAATTGATAGGACGCGCCATCCCCCAGGGCCAGCAGGGGCGCGTGAAGCAGTTCATCCGCCGGTTCCCCCGCTTCCTTCCAGCGGGCAAGCGCCCATTGGTAAAAGCCTTCTCTCATGGGCTGGTCCATCCAGCGCCCCGTTTTGCCCGTGTCAAAGCGCACGATGCGGCGTTCCCAGTCAAACTGATTCCAGTTGAGGCGCAGAATATCCCCCAGCCGCTGGCCGTAGGTTTCAAACGAGCATCGTACCGCGGAACTCCACAGGGGCGGGAAATGCTCAATCATGTAGCGGATCTCGTCGAGCGTGAAGGCTTCCTTGTGCAGCTTTTCCCCGGCACGGTCCGGGGGAATGGAAACGCCGGCGCACGGATTGCGGTCAATTACTTCCGCATCCACGGCATCCGCGAATGCCTGGGAAAGAACGGACATATCCTTGTACACAGTCTTTTGCCGCACCAGTTCGCGGCGAGCCGCCACAAAGCCTTTGATGTCCGCCTTGGTGATCAGGCGAAGCGGGGCGTTCGCCCGCGCCCCCAGATACTCGTAAAAATGCTTGCAGGCGGTTCTGGCATTGTAGGCCGTCTGTTCGGAGACAAGAGCCGCCTTGCGCCCAACAAATCCGTCACACCAGGCACGCACGGAAACATTGTTGTGCGCCTGGTATTCTTCCGCTTCCGCGCAGGCTATCTGCACGCCCCGCTGGTAGGCGATACGTTCCGCCAGTTTGGCCGTGATCCGGTCTCCTTCAAATTCTCCGCCATTCACAGGAACTTTCGTGGAACGGCGCTTCATCTTGCCGTCCGGCCCCTGAAATGTCACCATCCAGTAGGGCGAGGATTTTTCCTTGTTGATGGACAGACGCCCCTTGTAAAAAGGTTTGCTCAT